ACACTCAAGAGATTGCTAACCGTTTAGGTCGTGTTTAAAACTCAGACACTTCTACCTTAACGCCCACGCCGCCAAACAATTGGACGAGGTCATTGGCCTCGGCCTCTACTTGCTCTAGAATGTCGTCGTCAATCATGCTGGCTAGTCGCAGAGATGTGTTAACCAGATTCATAAGGGCGGCAAGCTGCATGGGGTGCATCTGATCTACGCCTAGGCTTTTAAACTTCTTCATCTTCATTCTATCTCTCCCCAATTATCTTTGAGTTCTTGGTCTATCTTAGAAGGAACCTTGAGAGGCACACCAGTTTCCATAATCTCTTTGATCTGTGCTGCCTGTTCGGTACTTTCTACGTTGAAGCATAGCTCATCATGGACCGTGAGCATAGGAGTAAGACCAGCGTTATAACAATCAAGCATCGCCTTCTTTGTTTGGTCGGCCGCTGAACCTTGGATCAAACGGTTAAGTGCCTTGTATGTAAAGGCGCGACGGAGTTGCCCCATGCCCCCGTACACTTCCTCTGCTTCCTCTATGGGCAAAGGTTTGTTGTATCCGAACGTTGATGGCTCCCACATATCGAAGCGACACAGGCGCCCTAGCAGGGTGCGTATCTGCCCGTTCTTGCCGGCCCTCTTGCTTGCGATGTCAGCCAACTGCTTAACAAACGGGACCTTCTCGCGGTGATCTCGGATGATTGTCTTGGCCTCGTCCGCTGTGATCGCCATCTGGTTCGCTAGTTTAGCTACGCCCATGCCGTACATGATACCTAGGTTCACGGTCTTCGCTTGCTTGCGGGTGATCCCTGCCAAGTCCGCTACGATCTGGTGCAGGTCTACATCGCCAGTATTAAACTCTTCAACGATGGTCTGAAGCACAGGATCCTGCATGTTGGGTGGCATCGATGCCGCAAAGTGTACCAGTAACCTCGGCTCTTGGCTCGAGTAGTCAAAGGATCCCCACTTGGTCCCCTCTTCTGGTATAAACAAACCGCGGATTAACTTCTTGATCTCCTTGTCCCGCGCCGGAATCTGCTGGAGGTTGGGGTTGCTTGACGAAAATCTACCAGTGACCGTACCGCCCTCATCCCTGCGGGTAGAGTGTAGCTCTGTATGTATGCGGCCGTTGTGTTCATGCTTCAGTATGCTGTCAATGAATGTGCTGTCTGCCTTGTCGAACTCGCGCAGTTTAACCAACGACTGACAGGCTTCATGTGGGTGGGAGTTGAGGTACGCCTTAGTGAACGACGCTGCACCAGCCTCGGTCCTTGGATACTCTAGCCCCAGCTTGTCAAACATCTTAGCTACTGAGGCACTGGCCCATATGTCTACGTCCACGCCGGCGCTTTTCTTTATCTCTTGACGCAACTCAGACGACCGCTTCTGGATCAGCTTCTTGTTACGGTCAGCCTTCTCCAGGTCTACACGCACACCGTTGGTTCTCATGTCCAACAGACAGGGGATTAAACCTGTCTCTAGTTCCCAGATAGCCCACAGGTCCTGCTTCTCTAGCTGGATCTTCAATGCTTCCCATAGCTTCAACGTGGCTACAGCATCCTGTTCAGCATAGGCGCCCACATACTTCGGGGGTAACTGCCACATCTCTGCCTTGGGATCGATGCCCCACTCTTGAGCCGCGGCCTTCAGAAGCTTCTCGTCCTTGCGTATACCCACATAGTCCCGTGCCATAGCATCAAGGCCAAAGGACCAGCGGTTCTCATTAACCAACGCGCCGGTAATCATAGTATCGATGATGCGCCCCTGCACCTCAACACCCTCGGCCCTCATCCAGCCAGCATCGTAGGTTGCATTGTGCATGATCTTATCAATGTCAGGCGTAGACATCTGAGCCTTGAGCCAACGCATTGTCATGGTGGGGTCTAGGTTGTGGCCGTTCTGGTGGCGTAGTGGGAAGTATCCTTTGAAGTCACCGGCTGCTACAGCAATGCCAATGATGTGCCCATCTTTCCTAGCCCAGCCTGGGCCCTGTGTTTTGATGTTGGGGTCCTTAGTCTCAAGGTCTACGGCGATCTGGCTGTAGCCTGATAGATCAGGGAACTCGGTAGGGATATTCCAATCAGTGTCAACAAGCTCCATCTCTGCGCGGATCTGGTAGTCTTTGTCTTGGTTGCTAGTGAACAAAGTTCCTTGGGTCATTCTACATCCTTCCAGCTACCGGCTTCTGTTGCCGGCCTGTTGTGTTCAGAAAATTCTGCACCTAGGGCCGTGTACCCAGCCTTGTCCACCCATGAATCATCATGGTCTATTGTCTTTAATAGCCTAGCCGTCTTGACCCAGTCCATCATTAATACAACGTGTTGTTCTGATATTTCAAAGTGCGTTTCGAAAGCACTCTTAACAATGATGTTCCAACCGTCTGCGATACGCCGGTGGTTCTCGAGCGCATCCCCATAATCCTTGGCCCTCTGTCCGTTAATCAGTTCTTTTGCGGTGTCTAGGATCTCATCACGTTTCATTGTACATTCTCCAGAGTTTTCTTTTTAGGTCTTTGTTTTGGTCTAACGCTGACCTTTACAGCAGTCGGATGGTCATACGAATAGAAGATATGATACCCAATACGCGCAACCCTATGTAGTTTCTTGCGCCAAACTGGCCGAACATCCGGTGTGTGGTAGTGATCAGCGGTACTGGGCGGTAAGATGTAAGGATCGTTTATAATCTCAACAGCAAGCTTCTGTGCTGCGGCCCAAGCTACCTCGTCCCTGGGTGTAGGTGCATTGCCCTTTCTATAGAACGAGAACTGCCGGTTCTGTGTGATTACATTGCACATGGACGACGGCCACCGAGGTGACTTCATACGGTTTACGATAACCCTAGCCACCATAAGCTGTCCGTTGAGGGGCTCACCTCTAGCTTCATGGTACAGTGCCAGAGATAAGCATGCGGCTGCGGCTATCAAAAGAACTGTGCCGTAATGGTTACGCCAATAAGAATGTAGGCAAATACAATTACCCATGGTGATAGACGTTTAATTATTTGTGATATCATAGCTCGTACCTATACCTTTTATCTGTATCCAAGATGTGTAATTCTCTCTTGGCTCTTGTTACCCCTACATAGAACGCCCGATGTTCATCGTCTGGGTACTTGGATTCCATGCATGCCTTGGTTGATGCCAAGAACACTAGACAGTTGTCATCCTCTCCGCCCTTCATCGCATGAAATGTTGACAGTTTAATTCTTGGGGGCTGGGTAATCGACTCGCCCCTTCTCTCGATCGCTTGCACATACATCTTATCGTCGCTGCCAAGACGCACAACATCCATTGCATCACGGGTTCTTTCACACTCTAGGCCGTAGTCTTTGTACAGCGCATCGATGCTCAACTCTCCAGTAGGATCGGCTGCATCTAACAGGTTGCTGGCGCCGCGCCGGATAACTTTATAGTCACCCTGCTTGGGCACAACTTCGTACATCTTCTTGATGCGATCAACGGCAACCATGTCTCCGGCTTGTAGCTCTCTCCACGTTTGGATGGCTCGACCAACCTCGGTCTTAATAGACGGCCGGCCCTTCACTGAGTATAGGTAGCCAGCTTCCCTGATGGTGTCGGCGAACTCTTTAACAAAGCTGTTGGTCCGCGCCATGATAGTCCAAGAGCCTTGGTGTATAGGAACACTGTCCAAGGTCTGGTGATACTGAACGACACCCTCTTCGGTGGTTGGGTAGAACTCTTTGTGAAACCTAGTGTGTATGCGCTTTACGATCTGCTGAGACAGGTCGAAGACCAGCTTGGGTAGGCGGTAGGATTGTGACAGGATCTCGACGTTGTCTGTAACTTTCATGAACCTTTCAACAACAACACCTGTCCACCGGTGGATAGCTTGATCATCGTCGCCAGCATACACAGTGCGTTCAGCGTTCTCTCTCCAGTGTAGTACCATCTCCCACTGTAGCGGGGTAAGATCCTGTGCCTCATCAATGAACAGTAGCTTTAGACGTGGGGCATCTACGTTCAGTGACAACTCGATCATGTCAGGGAAGTCTACCTTCTCGTTCTCAGACTTGTATCCGGTCACCGTCTCATAGATCTGCTTCATCTTACTGAAGTACATGTTGTAGTCTTCAGCCTCGTTGAACTCTTCTGACAAAGTACACTGACGATACCGAGACCGGTCTATCATCTGTAGATACTTTGTTCCGTCACCGCCGATCGCAGGGATCAACACCCCATCGTCAGGAGAGGCAGAGTCTGCACCCTTAAAGGACAGCCCCAAGGTTTGCCCAAGGATGCGCCAGTCTTCCAGGGACAGCAGGTCGGTGCGTGTTAGGCCAAGCAATCTAAAGGCCGCTGAGTGCAGGGTCCGGAACCAAGGCAGTTGTTTAGGCTCAAGGTTAAACCTAGCACAGGCGCGGTCCTGTGCTTCTTGCACAGCCTTCTTAGTGAAGGACATGAAGCCGATCTCCTCGGGCCGTGTGCCTTGCTCCAGTGCATCCTCGACCATCTGCATAAGGGTGTGGGTTTTACCGCAGCCTGGTGGACCTAGGAGTAGCTTATCAGTCTTCAAGGTGCTTGCCCCGTGGACGGTCTTTCAACCAGTCGCGCACCTCTTGCTCGACCCACCGGCTGGCAGTATTCTTAGCGCCATCGTTCTCACCCAGGATAATAGGTTTAGGAAAGTCACTGTTGCTGACCCACTTGTATATAGTGGACCGCGATACACTTAACCAATCGCTCAGTTCCGCGATACGCATAAGCTTTTCATCAGAAGGGAATGTCATTGTCTATCTCCACGTTTTGTAGTGCTGTTTCATTTTCAAAGGCTGGGACCCACCAGACTCTGATAGTAGAAAATTTGCCGTCTTCCTTACGAATGTTTTGATGCCCGTAACAATCATCTCCACTGTTCATATTCTTAATCTGTTCTTGGATCTCGGCTCTGTTGTAGTCATTGAAGCCCCTGTTCTTTAGGAACTGTGTTACTCCACTCATTGTAAACTTAGTAAGACCATCCTCTGTCCAAGGTTTGCCCATGGATAATTCCTCGGGAGATACGGCTCGGATGCGGCTGGTGCAGTAGTTGGTAAGTAGTTCCTTGAACTGACCACTGATCGTAAGTTCTTCGGGGACATCCATCTTTACTGACTTGGACATCAGGCCGTTAATCATC